AGAGAAAACCAGCTTTCATATCTAAACGACCTAAAGAATACAACACATCACATTAAGATAACACCTTTATTTGCAGGTGAGCCTGTAGAAGAATATAAAGGCATATCTAAGTACGATAGTAAGAAATTAACGGAGGCTCATGGTGGACTCTAAACCACTTACTCAAGAAGAAATAATTAAAATATATAAAGAAGCATTTGGTAAGGGTGACCAACTTGTTACACTTGAAAAGATATTTAGATTTGCTAGACTTATAGAACAATTGCATGGAGTAAAAGATGTACACTAAACTAGATGACCAACGACAAGCAAAGTTTATTATAAGTTATATAGAAGCAAATCCTGGTTGCAGCATTAAAAGTATTGTGCAACAATGCGTTGTTTGTAGAACAAGATTAAAGTATTTAGAAAGCCAAGGTTATTTTAGTTTGCCTAAATGGACTTATAAGAAAGAATTAGACAATCGTTTTAAGAATAGAAAATATGTTTCTGTAACTATAGGTAGGGAGTATGGAAAATGGGAAGAGCAGAAAAGATATTAGATGTAGTAGTATGGTTGTTGATTGTTGGTGGTATAGGTTGGTTTTTTTATGGTTGTTATCAGTTAATTGATTTATTTTTTATAAGGGGATAGTTATGGTAGATATGGTAAACAGACCTCCACACTACTTAATCGGTGGTATAGAGGCTATAGACGTGATTAAAAGTCGTTTGACTAAAGAAGAGTACATTGGGTATCTAAAAGGATGTAAGCTCAAGTATGACTTACGTTATCCATTTAAAGATAATCCACAACAAGATTTAGAAAAGTCTGATTGGTATAAGAACAAACTATTAGAAGCTACTAAAGATGATGGAGTTGAGATTCCACCAGAACTAGAAGCTCAATTACAAAGGTTTGATGATGAGTAAAATCTATTGGATATTCGTTACGGTAATGGCAGCATTAGCTATCTTTTATACGGAACAGTCATTTGGTCAAACTACTACTATACTAGCACCTGATGGGTCTGTAACCGTCTGTCAGGTTGGTAGTAATGGTATTGTGATTTGCGTTTAGTCATCCATTGGTGTTAGTTCACCATAGATAGCTAGTTCTTCACCACTAATTTCTATCATGCTATCGTCATCTAATGTGATGACTATAGTGCTATCGCCATGTAATGCTTCACAAGATACAATCACTCTGCCTAGCATGTGATTACAAATAATTTCTACTTCTGACCGTTGCATAATTGTCCTAAGAAACATGACCATTCCAACGCCCATTCTCTTTTAATACCATAGGCATTAGCTTTGGTTGACCATTAATAATAACTCCACAACCTACAATGAAACGACTCTTAAAGTTTTTAGCATAATCAAATGCCATAGACTTTTGATGTATTAAACATCCTACTTGCATACCCCAAATAAGAGCATCTGGGTTACTGTAATAACCAATACTAAATTTAGTGTGATAGTGACCCTGCACCGTATTCATTCCATACTGCTGGGCTACCTTTAAAACATCTGCAGATAGACCATGAGTAAAGAAACACCTAGAGTTATCGCTTAGAGTTATGGTGTGGTCATCTACCCATTCCCAGCCTTTGCCAACGCCTAAGAACTCATTGTAATGCTTTAGGTAGGCTTTAGGCATACCATACTTTAATGCTCTACGATAAACTAATGAGCTGTGGTTAGAGTGAACCAAAACCATCTTAGGAAATATCTTTTCTAATTCTTTGACATGCTTCTTAGACTCTTCTAATTCATGTCCAGCAGAATATAAGTCTGGGTTATGTTCGTGCATAGATATAGCGTGTTGGTCTAGCTCATCACCTATGTTGACTATATGGTCAAACTTGTATTTAGTCTTTAATGCTTTTAGAAACGCAAATGCATCTGGATGGTGATAAGGAATATGTAAGTCACTAATAACTAATACTGATTTATATTTCAAGTAACTCTCCTAGTGTTGAGGTAATTTATTATACACTAAGATATCTTAATTGTTGCTGTTTTAGCTTTCTTTAGTTTGTCAAAGAACTTCTTATAAGCTATTTTAGAGTTACCTATAAAGTCTTTACCTGCCCATGTTGTGCCAAGTAATATACATCCATCTGTATCTGCTGAAGTGTTGCCTGAATGGATACGAACACCAGTGAAGTTAGGAACGTCTAATATGTGTGGCATGTCCTGTTTAAAGCGTACAGATTTGTCTATAATGAGTTTATATTCACCGATAGGAATAGCAGTCTTACCTAAAACTTTAGTGCCATTTCTGACTACATCTTCTAATGTATAACATTCATAAACACCGTCTACATACATCTTGCCTACTGTATGCGTATCTTTAAATTCAAACCTTTTTACTTCAATTAACATATGAATTAATATATTCCAATGCACGAGTTAAGTAATCCATAATTGCCATAAATACTAAAGCAATACCCATGACTACAAATAATAGTCCCACTACGATAAGTTTAAGTATAGATAAACCGATAAAGTTAAGTATGTTTAAAAATATCATTTAGCACTTTTTTTAATGTGTAGTAATGAACGTTCACCGAATAGATAGAAACCAACAGCACTAGCAAAGTTATCTACTTCAGGTGTTGCTGTACCGTTAAGGTGCATAATAACCCATGTAGAAAGCACAAGCAGCCCTATAACAGGTCTCATAAGTCTTATGATAGCTTCTACCCAAGGGTATGATGGATTACCACCACCAGCTTCATTCATAACTTTAAAGAACTCTAAGTCAATTTGTTTCATTTGAGTATATTGTTCTATAGTAGCTGGCTTGAATTGGTCAGGTGCTATAAAGCGATTAATAAGTGACTTACCTAAGTCTACTGCTAATGGTCCTAATGCTGCTAATATGGTAATTGGGTCTATGATATTCTCCTTATAATTCTTTAGGGTCAAAGCCATACATCTTGGCTACACGCTTTTGTAGTTTTAAGAATAAACCTTTATGACTAGCATACTGTTCTGTTTTAGGTGAGTCTATATATACGCACATGTGGATAATCTCATGGCATAAAGTCATTAAGACAGGATATAGATGAGAATGACGTGCAGTAGATATAGTAATAACATGAGGCTCACCTTGTTCTGGTGGTTCATATTGTCCACATATAGTATCGTCATGCAATACTACGAAATCAACTCGTGAAGCGGGAGGCAACTTGTACTCATCAAATATCGGCATGTCAATTAGAGCAGAATAAAGATTGCTTATATTTTGCTCTGTAATCCACATTTTATTTTGCCATCCAATGATTAGCAATGAATGTTATGAAGCCACCGATAGCAGATGCGATTGCCATACCTGCCCAAAAGCCACCTTTAGACTTGTTGGCAAGTTCTAGGAGTAATTTAATATCTACTTCTAAACTATCTACTTTATGCTCTAAATTTTGTACTTGGGCAATAAGTTTTCCGTATTGGATTGGGTCTATTTCATTACTCATTACTATTCCTTATTTGTTTGGAGTACTTAAAATGCCTGGGAAATATCTTTGCTGAGTTGTAGCACCAAATTTACCAGTAATGCCACCAGTTGTATATGGACTAATAAGTCCTCTTCCACCTCTTGTTAATACGTCAGAAACAATTTCAGATGGTCTACGTGTGGTAAGTTCTCTAGCAATTTGTTGTAGTCTTGCAGGGTCAGTCTCAGTTAATATCTTTACTACTTCACTAGCTGTTGATTTAAGTTGTTTCTCATTCATTTGTGTAGCATCCATTTTAAGAGCATTAAATATTAAGTTTTGTGCATCAATATTTGGTGCTTCTTGTGCAATAGTTCCACGTACTGCTTTAGCTGCTTCTTGTCTACTAGCTGTTTGTGAGCCAGCTAATACTTGACCAGATGTAGATTTCATTTCCATTTCTGTTTGGAAGTTTTTAATAAACTGGTTAAATTTGTTTTGACCTAATTCATTATCAGGAAAAGTAGCTTTAATAAGTGATACACGTTTAGGGTCTTTAAGAAGATTGCGTGCTACGTTAGCAGTCATAGGTACAACTGTATCTGTAGACTGACCACCAACACGTTCTATAAGGTCAGACATAGCACCTAATCTAAATGCTTCTTTTTCAGAAGTAGACATCTTTTTAATGTCAGCTTTTAATTGGTCTGGGTTAGCTTTTAAGAATTTACGACCTTCTTGCATAGCATCCATTGTAGCTGTATCATCTGCCCAATAATTACGTGCTGATTTATAAGATGGGTTATTTCTGTCAATATAATTTAAAAATTGCGACCTAGTATCTTTAATAGAGTTTAATTGTGTATTACCAATGCCACTAGATGGTGACTTGCCTGTATATACAAGGTCATCTAAACCCATTTTAACGTAATGTAAAAACTCTGTATCAACTGCATTAACAAGTTTATTCTCTGCTGTAACTAATTGACCTTGTGCATTTACTACAACATTAGGAACTTTAATACCTTTTTCTTGTGCAATATTAATGCCTCTTGCATACGCTTGTTGTACGCTTGGTCTACCTAATAAGTCTGTAAGTTCTTTATTTACTGGAACTTGCTTATTAAAAGCATTAGCATACATTTTTTTACCTAATTCAGTTCTAGCTACTTTAAGTGCGTTAAACTCATCAAAGAATGATGCTTTAGTACCAAATGCGTCTTGTAAGTCTGAAGTTAAACGTGCTGAAATACCTTTATCACGTTGCTCTAAAAACTTTTTAGCTGCTTGTTTTGCTGGTGATGGAATAAGACTTACTGCATCTAAATAGGCTCTAGTATTAGGTCCAATGTCAGCTAATGTATATGGTTTACCAGTTTTTTGAAGTACTGTATTAATGGCTTCATCTACTGAACCTACGTCAGACTGTAATGCTTCTTTAATTAAATTTCTAGCTGCTTGTGAACCTGTAACATCTGGGTCAGCAAACATAGATTTAATAATTGGTTGAGATACATTTTTAACAACTCTAGCACCTAATTGTAATGCTGGAGCTGCTACTAATCCTGCTCCCCCACCAATTAATGAAGAAGTTAATTGCTGTTCTGGACCACCTTCACCTGCACCAAAACCACCAATAACACCTGATTTAAAACCTTGTACAGCAGCCTTACCTAATGTTAATGGCAATGTAGTACCTTTACTAGCAATAGCAGGGATAGCTCCGCCTACTACTTGTTCAGCAATAGACCTTACTGGCTTTTCAGAAGCTCTTTGTTCTAGTGCTAATCGTTCTAGTCCTATACCAGCTTGTCTAGGTGTAATTTCACCATACCCTGACTCTTTAGCTGCTTGAGATATAACTCCAGGTTTTTTACCAAATACAGAGTTAAGTGTGCCTAGCAATTCATCTGAGAAGTTTAATGTAGCACCTTGTAAATATTGTCCAATGCTTTGTGGTGTTACTACACCAGTTTCAATAGCATTTAAAACACCTTCACCTTGCTTACTTAAATTGCCTTGGTCTCTACCAGCAGATAAGTCAAAATACAGTTCTTGAATAACTGCTTTTGGGTCTTGTGCCATTTTTATTCCTTACTTAAATAGTATGTTTTTGTTTTTAATAACACCTGCACCGCTTTGAACCATTCCAGGAACTTGTGACTTAATAGCAAGTACATCTGCTGCAGTTTGAGCTTGTAAGTCTTTAGTAAATTGTAATTTATCTTGGAATAATTTAGCTCTAGCTTGAGATGGGTTCTTTTCAAGTAGATTTGAATTTTGCATTTGCCAATTAGCAGTCCATTCAGCAAGTGCAGCATCACGTTTAGCTCCAATTTCAAGTGCATTAAGTAATAGTTTATTACCTTCAGGTGTTTTACCAATAGATGGAGCTGAGTCAACAATAAATTGTAAGTCTGTATTTGTTGGGTTAGCACCAAGTTTTTTAACTTGAGGAATAATAACATTTTTAGATAATGAGTCAAATGCTTCAGTTCTAGCAACAGTATCAACATTAAATCCTGGTACAAGTAATTGACCTGCCTTAGAAATTGTTTTAGCGGCTTCAGCACCTGCACCAGTTTGCACACCTTGGTCAATAAGTTGTGACATAGTTCTATATGTTGGCAATGTGCTTTGTGCTTCCATGCCAGCAGTTAAACTACCTTCAAGGTCTTTAATAACATTAGATGCAAACTCTTTGTTAGATACGTTAGTAACTACATTAGTTTGTGGTCTGCCTAAAGTTTTTAGTTTTTCTTCACGTGCAAAATATGCTGGGTTTTGTAAACCATATTCAAACTGACGAATATCATTAGGAATAGCTTTTAAACGGTCTAATTCAGCGTCTCTAAGTTCTTTAGCAATTTTAAGTTTATTCATTTC